GCTCTCAATATCATTCCCATTCGATATATACAAAATTGGTTTGAGCATTGTGGCTATTTAGCTAATATTTAATGGAACTGCTAAATGATACAAAAGGATGACGTGTTGGTGTTTGGCAAAACTCTACCGCTTACAAAAAACGCAAATGCTTTTACTCGGTGAATCCGGCGTTTCCAATGGCGATAAAATAGGTCTTGACTCTGCCAACTTTGCAGGAACGTACACAGTCAATCTCACAGGCACGGCAGGTATTCGCACCACCACAATCACAGGCACGGCTGCATTTGGTGGTGATGGTACTTTCACACAAGGAGCGGTTATGCAAAGTACCGTACCCGAAATGATGACCCCTGTGGAAACATTGGCTCTTGCCAACGAAACGGCGGGCTGGTATGTTGCCTGTGCTGCCGGTATTGATGAATCCGACTTACAAGAATGTGCGGAGTTTATCGAAACTAAGACAAAGCAATTAGCCTACACTTTCCTTTCGGAAACTGACCCTGTTAGTTCAATCTTTTTCCGCTCGCACGGCTGGTGTGGGCTTATTCGCGATGATGACAATCCACAGGAAGTGCCGAGCGGGAATCGTTACGTTCATATTGCCGCTACTGCGCGAGGACTTTCATTTCCTGCCGGCTCCGAAACATGGGCATTCAAGAGTGTGGCAGCAATAGAACCTGCCGAAATCAGTACAAGTCTGCAAGTTGCATTGCAAACAGGACACAGCAACTGGATAGACCGCAGGGCAGGGCGTATTATAACCCACAACGGGCAGACCCGCAATGGTGAATGGATTGACCTTGTACGAAGTCGTGACTGGTTACAAAATGATATGCAGTTACGCATATTTAACCTAAAACTAATGAAATCCAAACTGTCATACACCAACCGGGAAATTGCTCTTGTTGAAAATCAAATGATAGCAAGCCTCAAGGAGGCGCAAGACAGAGGCATAGTAGCACCGGACGAATACGACAATGATGGTAACAAAATCTACGGCTTCACTGTGTCCGTACCAAATTCAGCAAGCCTAACCCCAACACAAAAAGCCTCTCGCGTTTTGCAAAACTGTACCTTCGTGGCAAGGCTTGCAGGGGCGATTCATGTCGTGAGGGTAGATGGTAAGATGAGGTATTAAAGGAGATGAGTTTATGAAACAACCATATGACCCACGCCAATTATTGATTGCATTTGGCTCGCATATTCCATCAGCGTTTCCGGATGGAACGTTTATATCAATAGAGCGTCATGGCGATGGTGTTCGCAAAGTTGTAGGGGCTTGCGGTTCGGTGGCGCGTTCGGCAGACCCGGACAAAACAGCAACCGTGACCTTAACCGTACGCTGGGATTCCGATACAGCGAAATGGGCGCAAGAACAATACGACCGCGACAATGAAACAGGAGACGGCGCGTTCTCAGTGCAGATAAAAGACCTGCGTGGCGGCTTGGTATTTCATGCCGAAGAAGCCTGGGTAGAGCAACCGCCGGACGATGAGTTCGCAGTCGAAATGAGCGACCATGAAATTGTTATCGCTACAGGCGAAGCCACTTGGAATCGGTAGGATATGTGACTTATGAAAGTATTTGAAACAAAGCAGAGGCAACTTGGCGATATTTTGTTCTATGTACGCCCCTTGCCTGCGTTTACAGCCGCAAATATCAGCGGTGAAGTTATTGGTGCGATATTACCTGCGCTGCTTGCGATTGGACCAATGTTGGGTGACAAAGATGACCCCACTGCCTTGCTTGACATTGATTCGGAAGTAGCGGCTAAAGCCCTTGCAAAAGGGGCTTCCGGTTTTAGTGGGGACAAAATTGAATCTTTGCTGAAAAGGTTATTGGTACAGCATAAAAATATTTCATTTGAGACGGTGAATGAAAAGAAGAGCAAGTTGCAGATTCTTACAGAGGATTTAGCCAACGACCTATTTTGCGGGGATGTGCAGGATATGTTTATCTTGGCATTTGACGTAATCAAGAGCAATTACAGCAGTTTTTTCGAGAAGCTCGCCAACCTGTTTGGCGACCGCATCGGCGCGTTTCAAAACTTGGTCAAAACGGGGACGGCGGGCTTGAAAAATATGGAAAATTAGATACAACACAGTTCACTGCATTGGAGTTGAAGTTGTACACTCTTGTCGGCGTTAAACTCGTTAGCATGGAAGAACTCAAAACCTGCGTCACCCTTGACGAAGCCTTAAAACTCTACGCCCTCTGGCGCATGACACAAGACATAGAAGTGGCAAAGGCTGATGAGATAAAGAAAAACATGGGTAAAAAACCAAGGAAAGGACGATAGGCTTTGACAATTCGAGAACTTATCATTTCATTTGGCTATGAAATAGACAAAAAAGCCGAAAAAAAGGTCAATGAGAGTATTGATGGTCTAAAGAATTTCGTCTCTAAAGCCCTTGGCACGAACGAAGCAGGCTTTAAGGTAAGCGGTCAAAAGCAAGTCGAAAGCGTTATAAACGACTTAAGTGAAACAGCTGAAACTCTTGCTGGAAATCTTGTTGGCTTTGAGGTTGATGGTGACAGCCAAAGACAAGTCGAAAGCGTTATAAACGACTTAAGTGAAACAGCTGAAACTCTTGCTGAAAATCCTATTGGCTTTGAGGTTGACGAAGACAGCCAAAGACAAGTCGAAAGCGTTATAAACGACTTAAATGAGATGGCTGAAACTCTCGCGGAAAATCCTATTGGCTTTGAGGTTGATGGTGACAGCCAAAGACAAGTCGAAAGCGTTATAAGCGACTTAAGTGAAACAGCTGAAACTCTTGCTGAAAATCCTATTGGCTTTGAAGTAGATGCCGACAGCCAAAGACAAGTCGAAAGTGTTATAAACGACTTAAGTGAAACAGCTGAAACTCTTGCTGAAAACCCTGTTGGCTTTGAAGTAGATGCCGACAGCCAAAGACAAGTCGAAAGCGTTATAAACGACTTAAATGAGATGGCTGAAACTCTCGCGGAAAATCCTATTGGCTTTGAAGTTGATGCCGACAGCCAAAGACAAGTCGAAAGCGTTATAAACGACTTAAGTGAAACAGCTGAAAATCTTGCTGAAAATCTTGTTGGCTTTGAAGTTGATGCCGACAGCCAAAGACAAGTCGAAAGCGTTATAAACGACTTAAATGAGACAGCTGAAGCCCTTGCGGAAAATGATGTAGGTTTCAAAGTAGACAGAAGAAGCGAAAACGAAGCAGTAAACGCCATAAAACGCATACGTTCCACTGCTCTGCGCTTGCTGGGCGTTATTGGCATTGGCTTTTCACTTATTCAAATGGCACGCTTGTCGGAGGAGTTTGGCGGCATTAATGACAAAATCCGCGATGCAACAAGGGAGTTAGGAGACCAACACGAAATACAGCAACGTATTTTGAAAGCTGCCAATGATGCGCGTTTAAGTTATGCTGATATGGCTGCTGCTGTGTCTCAGTTTACACAAAACTCTACAGTTTTCGATAATATCGAAGATGCGGCCGGTTTTGCAACTTTGTTAGCGCAAGACTTTGCAGGAGCAGCAATCTCGCAAGAAAAGTCAGCATACCTCACACGCTGCTTAGCGACGGATTTGCAAAAAGGCGCGATGAGTTCGCAGGCATTGAACACCATGCTGAGTGACGCGCCGCATATGGCAATACGACTTGCCAACTCCTTAAATGTAACGACCTACGAACTGCAAGAAATGGCACGACGCGGTGAAATATCGGCGGATATGTTGAAGAGTTCCTTCACAAACAGTGCGGAAGACATAGCGGCAAGGTTTGCCGAAACTGACATGACAATTTCCGACGCTTTACGAAATGTGCGAAATGGCTGGGGTCTTTTTGTTGCACAGATGGATGACACCCTCGGCATTTCCCGCATGGTTGCAAGGGGGATAGTGACGGCATTTAACCGAGTGTTGACCATATTGCGACGTTTGGTGGATGGCTTAATGCGAGTTGCAAATGCCTTGGGTGGCTTGCGCAATCTCTTTCGCCTTTTAGCAATTGCCGCAGGTGCTTTTATGGCAGTTATGGCGGTTGGTAAAATAGTAGCGATTGTCAAGGCTATACGCTCAATGGACAAGGCATTGCTTAAAGCAAAGGTAAAAATGCTTGCGATTGTTGCCGTATTGGTCATTTTAGGACTCATAACAGAGGATTTCCTTGCCTTTATGCGCGGGGATGACTCACTACTCGGTCATTTGTTGGAGAAGTTTGGCATTGATGCGGAGGGTGTGCGGGAAACTGTCCTCGGACTGTGGGAGGCTATCAAGGGCGTTATACCATTTGTAACGGAGTTAGCAAAGACTTTTGGCGGTATGTTGCTTGATGCTTTTAAGAAAATCCTGCCGGTTTTAATGGATTTGATACGGCAAATTCTACCACCGCTCATTGATTTTATAAAAAAGCTACTGCCGTTGATATTTCAAATAATCAGGCGGATATTGCCAATCATTATTGACCTGATAATGAGGATAGTACCCATCGTGCTTCAAATCATAGGGGCGATTCTCCCGGTTTTGATTAGGCTGATTGAAACGCTGTTGCCGATAGTGATGCAGATTATTGAATTAGTGCTGCCAATTATTATTGACCTTATTGAAATGTTCATAGCTGTTGTTCTGCCTGTAATTGAAAAGATTCTGCCGATTTTGATGGGCTTACTTGAGTCACTTATGCCGGTAATCACCTTTGTAGCAGAATTGCTTGGCAATTATTTGGGAGCGGCGTTTGAAGGGCTTATGCCGATAATCGAAGCCTTTATGACTTACTTGGGCGGCTTGATTGACTTCATCGCCGGCGTGTTTACAGGCGACTGGACGAGGGCATGGGAGGGTATAAAGAGCATTTTCAGCGGCATAATTAGCGGACTTGCGGCAATATTCAAACTTCCTGTCAACTTGATAATAACAGGCTTGAACACTTTCATCGACGGATTAAACAAAATTAAAATCCCCAACTGGGTGCCCGGAGTTGGTGGCAAGGGTATCAACATCCCCCAAATACCTATGTTGGCAAAAGGCTCGGACTTCTCCCCTGACACATTTATTGCAGGTGAAGAGGGACCGGAACTTATCACCAACGCCAAGGGTTCAAAAGTGTTCACGGCAAGCGAAACTGCCGACACCCTCGGCAAGCTGAACGCGCTGTCAAACTGGGAAATGCCGACATTTACACCCCAAATTGAGCCTGTCGTTTCAGAACTTTCGTTACACTATACAGGCGTTGCACACAATACCCCTACGGACGGCGGAATTGCCGGCTTTATAAAAGACATGGCAAAATCTATGACCATGCCGGTTTCCGAAGTAGCAGAAGTGTACAACTCTCACGCTGAAAACAAAACAATCACACAATACAACGAGTTTTACAACGAGTTCCATGGCGACCGTGCAGGGCAACAACGCAGTTCAGAAGCAATGGAAGCCGCGCAAGAGGATGCCACAGGAGCATTAGCAAGAGCATTGGCGTATGTTCGGTAATGAAAAGGGGGTAAAAATATGCCAACTGAACCTGTCAGCATTGATGGCTTGACATTTGATGCGCTTATTGAATCAGATGAAAGCTGGGATGCCGATGTGCCTGTGTTCCCGGTAGAAACAGGCTTCGAGGTGAGTGACTCTGTTATACTGCGTCCGATTAAACTTAACATGCGACTGTATCTTACAAACACGCCTGTAACATGGAGGAAACTTCATGGCAACAGCCCGCACAGAGTACAGGAAGTGCTTGAATGTTTAAGGCAGATATACCTCCGCAAAGAAGCAATAACAGTAAAGACTAATGAAGCTGACTATGTAAATATGGCAATTGTCAGCATATCCCTGCCAAAGAACATTGAGGTAGGAGAAGCGCGTGAAATACCTATATCGTTTCAACAAATACGCACAGTAGAAGCGGCAACAACGACTATTCCCGCAAACCTCGGCAGAGGCGGCGGGACCGGCACTAACGCCGGCACGGCAAACACTAACGTAAGTCCTACCCCTGCCACATCTTCATCGGGTGGCGACGAGGATGGTGGCAACCGTGGCAGTATTTTATTTAACTTGGCGGGTAGTGTAGGGTTACTTGGGAGGTGAACATTTTGAAAATATCAGTACCGGACCATAACGACAGCTTCTCCCGTGTTGTATTAGATGGTGTTCAGTATCAAATACGCTTCACATGGAACGAATACGCACAGAGGTGGAGTTTTGGGCTGTACACCATGCAAAAAGAGCCGATAGCCGTTGGGATAAGGCTTGTTCCGCGCTTTCCGCTTAATCTGCAAGTGGTTAATGAGCGTATGCCACAAGGTGCGTTTGGTGTATACAGCGACAATGAAGCGGTGGGACGCAATGATTTCTTAAACGGCACAGCGCAGTTCGCGTATATTCCACAATAGTTTATTTTTATTGATTTTTTCTTGCGGATGGTATATAATAGCGATTAAGAAAGTAGGCGATGACATGAGGCGACTTAAGATATATCTTGATACAAGCGTTGTAAGCTACCTTGACCAAGCGGACTCCCCCGAAAAAATGGCGGAAACCTTGAATTTTTGGGAGTTTCTCAAAAAAGGGAAAGTTGATGTTTTGCTGTCAGAAATTACATTGAGGGAAATTGCTCGTAATAAAGAGCCGAAACTTAGCAAACTTAATGGGTTTTTAGCTGATATTAATTACCAAACGATTGAAGAATCGGATGAAATTATGGCGGTAGCCCGAAAATTTATTGAAAACAACTTTTTAACCGAAAAAAGTTTTGATGACTGTGTTCACATAGCGAGTTCATTAGTACACGATTGCACGTGCATAGTCTCATGGAATTTCAAGCATATCGTCAACATAAAAATGGTAAACGGTATAAAATTAGTAGCGGCACAAACGGGTTACGGGTTTACAACTTTTATTTGCACACCACAATTCTTAATGGAAGGGGATCTGTTGTGAAGTTGATATTTGAAATTTCGCCAAACTTTACCATTGACGACATTCATAAGATAAGAGAGTTTCACTATGAGATGACCAAAGGATTATCAATTGAGGATAGGCGAAGATACTACAAAGACATTGATTTTGCTGTAAGAGTGGAAGAGCAAAATAAACACCTTGCCGAATTGGTTCACTTGCAGCAAAATGAAACTATTTGACCGCCAATACCGATTTGCCGCAGGTCGTGCGGGGCAAACAGGCTTTGAAGTCGGTAATACGACCCCCGAACAGCCTACGGCTTTGCGAATCAACTTTGTAGTGGAAAAAGCGGACACTGAAACCCCAAACACGGCGCGGGTATCGTTGTGGAACTTAAACCCCGAGCAACTCGCCACACTCAATGAAAAAGACTGCTTTACCGTACTGCGGGCAGGATATGGCAACAATATGCCACTTATATTTACAGGCACGATAACATTCATCAAAACACTAATGGATGGTGCAGACCGTGAAACTGTGATGGAAATAGCAGATGGGCGTGTTCCGCTCCGCGATACCTATGTAAGTCTGTCATATTCTCGAGTAGTAAACACAAAGCTGATAATAGACGGCATTGCCGAAGAAATGGGTATTGCTGTGACCTATTCGCACAATGCACATTTTGCTGACATCCCAAACGGCTTTTCTTTCGTGGGTGCAGGACGTGTCGCGCTTGACAAGGCTTGCGCCACAAGTGGTCTGCAATGGCAAATTTATAATGGCGTACTGCAAGTCAAGAAAAAGCACGACACCATGAGCCGCGAGGCTTATTTACTCTCCCCGAACAGCGGGCTTACAGGCATACCTAAAAACATTATTATAGCTGAAAAAGACGTAGGGCTTGGCGAACAAGCAGGCGTTGAAGTTGAATATTTGCTCAACGGTGCTATCGGAATCAGTGATTTTGTAAGACTTGAAAGCCGTGAAATACAGGGCTTTTTTCGTGTAGAATGGCTTGAACTTGCAGGAGACAACATACAAGGCGCGTGGAAATGCACCGCGAGATTGATAGAGGTGAGATAATGTATCAGGAATTTACCCAAGAGTTAAAGAATTTAATAGAAACAACCCAGCAAAACATTCACACCGTACTGCCCGGCAAGATTGTAAAATTTGACACAGATAAGCAACGGGCGCAAGTTAGCCCAACTGCAAAATTTTTGAAACCCGATGGCACGAAAATTGATTATCCGGATATATTTGAAGTTCCTGTGTTCTTTATTCAAGGATTTGGACAAAAAGCAATAATCACACATGCGGTAAAACCCGATGACGAGTGTTTGCTTTTTTTCTTTGAGCAATCACTCGACCAATGGCGTACAAAAGCCGAATCAGAAACGGATTTGCGTTTTGACATTTCAAACGCTGTGGCAGTTGCAGGCTTTTTCGCAGAGCCGAACCCTCACATAAAACGCGCCTGCGAAAACGAAAGCATTATTATTCAACTGAATGACACCTTTGTTGAACTGTCTGCGGATAAGATAGAAATTCACACTGATGGTGACGTTTGCGAAGAGGCGGCAATAAACATCAACATCAAGGCGGGTGCAAACATTACAGTGGAGGCAGCAGGTAATGTAGGCGTAACTGCAAATAGCGTGGCGGTATCTGCCAATAGTGTAAACGTAAGCGGTTCGAGTGTAAACGTAAGTGGTTCAACCATCAACTTAAACTGATAGCGAGGTGGAATCATGCCACGAGTAGCACGAGTAACAGACAGACATAAAGGAATATGTGACCATGGTGTATTATGCTGCCCTCATAATGTTACGGGTACAATTACAGGAGGAAGTCCTAATGTTTACGCCAACGGTCTAAATGTGGCGCGGATGGGGGATGCAGTGGTGCATGACTGCCCACACTGCGGCATTGGCCGGATTTCTTCTTGCTCTGCCACAGTGAGTGCCAATGGTGTGGGGGTGGCTCGTATCGGAGATTCGGTTACATATCTCGGTGGCAGCGGAGTAATAACCTCTGCAAGCGAAAATGTGAATGCAGGTGATTGAATGACAGACATTTTATTGAACTCCGATGGGGATTTGAACCTTACAGAAAACGGCGATATTCAGCTGACAAAAAGCGTACGTCAAGCCATACGAATCCGTCTGTTGTGGTTTTTTAATGAATGGCAGTTTGCACCTGAACTTGGCATACCTTATTTTGAGGACATTTTGATAAAAAAAACAAACATGAACCGAATACGACGCATTATCCGCAACGAAGTAATGGGCGTAGGAGTGCGAGATGTCCAAAACATAGGTATTGATGTCAAAAACCGCAGAGCGGCTATATCCTTTACTGCCGTGACAGACGAAGAGACATACCGAGAGGAGTTGCTCATATTTACGGATTAACACCGCAAGGTCCGAACATCAAACGTTTGGACACCATCATTGATGAACTTCACGATGAACTGTCCGAGGGCTGGAACGTCAACACGCGCTTGAATCCGCAGTCACTTTTGGCTGTACAGTTAACCACTTTTGCAGATAAGATTGCTGAGTTGTGGGAACTTGGTATGGATGTATATTCGGCAATGTACCCGTGGAGTGCTGAAAATGCAAACTTGGACAATGCTGTGCAATTCGGCGGCATAAGGCGACGAGATGCGCGTCCAACCATTTATCCAATACACTGTACTGCTCTTGATGGTATCGTTATCCCCACAGGAACGCGCATTAGCAGTGAAACTAACCCGACTACAGAACTTGCTTGCACGAATCCCACCACTATTACACGCTCGGCATTCAATCGTGCTGTAATCCGCCTCGTATCTATACATGTGCCTGATGTATACACCATTGCCATAAACGGGACGGTCTATAACTACAGCAATTCGACTGAAACAACTGCGGAATCCATCTTAAACGGCATAAAGACGGCGATTACAGACTCCGCATTCACAATCACGGTAGAGAGTGACCGCCTTTTTGTTACAGCTAACAATATGCAGTCTACCTCGGCACTTATCCTTTCATCAAATTTGACTACGGATTCAGTTACGTCAATTGTAAACTTCGCAACGGTCGAGGTTGGTTTGTTTTCTCTACCTTCCGGGTCTATAACAAATATCGTAACAGCTGTAACGGGGTCGGAGTTGGGGGCAGTTGTGAATCTCATTCCCTTTATCGCGGGCAGGGACAGTGAAACAGATGTGGAACTGCGTTTATCCTACGCCGATAGAATCTTTCATAGGTCATCGCGCATGACCTACAGCATACGTTCTGCAATCTTGCAAAACGTCCAAGGTGTATCAAGTGTGGCAGGGTATCAAAACGACACGGACGCAATTGATGCGGAGGGGCGCTGGCCTCACTGTATTGAGATGGTAGTTGACGGCGGCGCGG